GTATTCGGTTCGACCACAGGAATCTCTGACTCATAAACAGTATGAGTAAAATCAGGCACTGACATCTCAGCAAAAGGATCACAGCACGATATCGCCATCGATCCATCCTTCGCTAAGCCCTGGGTGAAACCGGGAAGGGCAGTCAGCTGATCTTCATTCTTTGGGTAGTCGAATTCTTCATATGCTTGAAAAACTCCTGTCACACCTGCTGCTCCATTCGTATATGTATACGTAGTGGTCTCAGTGGATGACCGCTCATTGTGTCTGGCAGCAAACGAAGGACCTCCAATTGTTAACAAAGGAGTATCGTTATACATGGTCACTTGAGTAACCATAGCCAAACTTTCAACAGAGCTTTGGGTTTGTGAGAGACCATTCTGAGGTCCCAAGACATTGGTGGCGCTGTATTGCGTTGACCACGAGAAGTCCCCAGGTCCCTGATGATAGATAATTAAAACACCGCCATGATTAACAGCGGAAGATCCGGGAGTAGGGACAACATTGTTTTGGTCACGTTGATGATTCACATATTGAGATATGTACTGATCTTCAAAAATCTGCAAGCAAATGGAAAAGTTTTTGGTGGAGTCGAAAGAATCTGGAATTGTAATAGGCAAATTCCTAGTGTCTGCATAAACCAAAACAGGTTTCCCTGTTTTAGAAGGCGGACCAACGGCAGTTCTTCCTTGCATCTTGTGGTGAAGTGGGTCTAACATCATGCGGACCCATTCCGCTACATCTGCACCATCCTTTTCTTCAATAAATTTGATAGCTTTGTCGATTTCGTTAAAAAAGTAAGACATCGTATTGTGGAAATAATTTTCAAAGGCCTAGATAATACGAGGGGTAAAGCCTCGGGTTGTTCGCTAGAGTTTTCCTTCTCTCTCCTCAGCTACCTTCCTCTCAACAGCTGGGCCAAATTAGCCCTTACTCATAGTCTGACCAAAGTTTAGGCCAAAGAGTATTAAAGGGCAAAAGAATAGGAGGATAACAGTTTCTGACGGCACTCAATTGTTGTTTTAAAAGTTGTACTTCGTCGTCTGTTATACCATAACGGGTTAATAAAAAATGAGACATGAATGCACTATCCATAGAGCCAGGAATATAAGTAACTTGTGGTTTCAAAAAGCTCTCTTTCTCAATTCGGTCGTTTTCGATTCCGATAGATAGATAAAATTGCACGAGATCACCCAAAATTGGATAATCAAAAGGAATATCGCCAAGACCTTTTGCAAGACTGTATGCAGCTTTCCTCCAGGCCTCGGGGACACTGTCAGTCTTGTAAATTTCAAGCGGATTAGACAATATTTTTCCGATTTTGATAGCTTGCGACGGGAGCGGCAGCCATACATATTGAGATCCAACTGGAAACCAGGAGCCTTTCAAAAAGGTTACTCCCACGAATGAGTCGGATTGTTTGTACTTCGATTCAAAGCCAAATTGAGCTTGTGTTTTAGGGATTTGATCAAAGTGAACGGTACCATGGCAATCATAAAAATGACTCCAAATCGTAGTTCCATTATTTAAGGTATTACCAAAAGTCGTGTCTGGACCTCCGGTGGCACGTTGGATGGGCATCACTATTTTCTTCTTAAAATTGAGAGATTTCTCTTCATATACTGCAGGAGAAGTAATGGAGCCATAAAGTCCAACCAAAGTTTGTTCATTAAACTTCATCATTCGTAGGATTTTCATTTCATACATTAAGGCGTGAACACCCTGAGTACGATCATATTTCGAAAAATCCATTTCTC